CCGTCCAAAATTCGCGCACAATCGCGATGGAATACGCCGAGGGCGTGATGTCGGGCGACATCGCAGCCGGCAAATGGGTCTACGCGGCCGCGAAACGGTTCCTCGCCGACTGCGACCGCACCGACATCGCGATGGACTGGGACGAGGTCGACAAGCTGGTGGCGTTCTACGCGCGGCTGCCCCTCATCAACGAAGCGTTTGGCGAGCCGTTCATCCTCAACCCGTGGCAAGTGTTCACGCTGGCGAACATCTGGGGGTGGCGCTGGACGGATGACGGCCGCCGGCGCGTGCGCCAGGGCATCCTTCAGGTCGCCCGAGGCAACGGCAAGACCACGCTCATGGCGGGGCTGTGCCTGTACGACCTGTGCAGCGGGACGGGCCGGCGGGCGCACGTCATCGCCAACCGCGAGGAGCAAGCCGAGATCCTGCTCGACACCGCCAAGACGATGGTCCGCGCCATGGGCGAGACCGACCTGAAGGTGCTGCAGTACAGCATCTCGCGGAAGGAAGCCGACTGCGTGCTGACCGCGCTGCCGGCGAAGGAGTCGAGCCTCGACGGCCTGACGCCCAGCCTCTGGATTGCCGACGAGGCCGCCGAGTACCGAGGGCGGTTCCTGTCCAAGCTGACGAGCTCGATGGCGAAGCGCCGCGAGGCGCTGGGCGTCATCATCTCGACGCCGGCCGACACGCCCGACAACATCTACGGCGAGAAGATCGCCCACGCCGAGGCCGTGCTGCGCGGCGAGGTGCTGGACGATTCGACCGTGGCGATGCTGTACGGCATCGATGAGACCGACGATACGGACGATGAGGAGGCGTGGCCGAAAGCCAACCCGAACATGCAGCACGGGCAGCCCGCGCGCAAGAGCCTGCGCGAGCAGTACCTTCAATCGAAGACCACGCCGATGGGCCGCGCCGAGTTCGCGCGCTACCACTGCTGCCGCATGGCGGCGGTATCCGAGGGGTGGCTCGACATGCAGTTCTGGCCGGGCGGTCAGGACATCGACTGGGACCAGCTGCGTGGTCGCGAAGCGTACTGCGGCATCGACCTGTCCAAGAGTCAGGACCTGTCCGCGCTGGTGGTCGCCGTCCCCCTGGACGATGGGCGGGTGGCGCTGCGCGGACACTACTGGTGGCCCTCTGAAAACGTGCGGCAGCGCGAGCTCGACTACCGCCTGCCTGTGCGGAACTGGGCGCACAGCGGCAAGATCCAGCTGACCGAAGGCCCGGCCATTTCCTACAGCGCCATCCTCGAGGTGCTGGTGGCGGTCTGCGCCGAGTTCAGCGTCCAGACGGTTGCCATCGATTCATGGGGAGACGCCATGTTCGCCGAGATGGCCCTCGAGCGCCGCGTGCCCCTCAAGACGTACAGCCAGGGCATCGCCACGATGGGGCCCGGCTGCGCGTTGTGGCAGCAGCTATGGATGGACCGCAAGATCGTCATCGGCGATGACCCGGTGCTAAGAAACGCGTGCACCCGGGCGATCCCGATCCGCGACAGCAACGGCAACGTGAAGGTGAACAAGGCCAAGCGCGTGCACGTCATCGACCCGCTCGTCGCGTCGATCATGGCGGTACACGCGTGGGGCGGCCGTCGCGGCACGTCGTGGGACTTCCTCAACGATTCATAAGTTTGGGAAGGGGCGCGGGCTTGCGCGGGCGCTGACAATGCTCGCGTGATCGCGGACATCATCCGTAATCTCTTCCGTCGGAACTACAGCACCACCCTTCTGGGTGGCGAGATGTCCGCTGTGCCGAACGTCGGGCCTCTTACCGCGCTGCGGTACACGCCCGTCTACCGAGCGGTGACGCTGATCGCGGGCGACATCGCGCGACTCAACTGCAAGCTGAGCGAGCCTACCGCCGATGTCCTGTGGCGGCAGCCGTCGGTTTGGTGGGGCGCGTTTGAGTTCCGACGCGCGCTCATGATGAACGCGTTGCTCTACGGCAACGGGTTCGCCCTCATCAACCGCACCAAGGGCGGCGAGCTGCTTGAGCTGCTGCTGCTCGACAACGACAACGTGAGCCTGGACACCCAGAGCGGCGTGCCCACCTACTCGGTGCGCGGTTTCCTGGGCGTCCCTGCCGCCGACATCCTGCACGTGCGCGCGCCGAGCACGAACGGCCTGTGGGGCGAGAGCCCGATCAACCTGTGCCGCACGTCCATTCAGATCCTCGCGTCGCAAGAGCAGATGGCGCTCACGTCGTACCGCAACGCAGGCAACCCCAAGATCGCGCTCGTCCACAAGGCGAAGATCGACGAAGCGCTCATGCAGAAGATCGAGAACTACTACATGAAGCGGCATGGCGGCGCGGAGAACGCCGGCAAGCCGGTGGTTCTCGGCGATGATGTCCGCATCGAGCGCATCAGCTCGACGCTGGACGACACGGGCCTAGAGGCCGCTCGGAAGTATTCCATCGCCGACGTGTCGCGCCTGTACGGCGTGCCTGCGTCGTACCTGTCCGAGGATGTCGGTTCGTCGTACGGCACGATGGAATGGCTGTCGCGCATGTACGTCGACGGATGCCTTGCCGCGTGGATGGCGGCCGTCGAGAGCGAGCTCAAGGCGAAGCTCATGAACCCGTACGCGTCGGTTTCGTGGGACACCGACGCGCTCATCCGTCCAGGCGTCGCCGAGCAGATGGCGGCTCTGCGGACTGGTGTGGAGGGCGGGTTCCTGACGCGCAACGAAGCGCGCGCGAAGCTGGACCTCGAGCCCCTCGAGGGACTCGACGCGCCGACGCTCGCGCTCAACGTCGGCACCGGCGGCGGCTCGAGCAACCTCGGCAGCGACACGTCGGAAGAGGAGGGGACGCCCAATGATTTCTAGGCGATTCGCCGGCGAGATCGAGAACGGCGAGGGCCGCACGCTGTCGGGCCTCGCGGTGCCGTACATGCGCTGGTCCGACGAGATCGTGGAAGCGGGCATGCGCGGCGCGTTTCAGGAGCGCATCGCCCCGGACGCGTTCGGAGAGATCGACGGCGCCGACATCAAGCTGCTGTTCAACCATGAGCCGGGCGCGCTGCTTGCGCGGACCAAGAGCGGAACGCTCAAGCTCAACCAGACCAAGGGCGGCCTGCGCTTCACCGCGCAGCTGCCGGAGACCTCGCTGGGGAACGACGTGCGCGAGCTCATGCAGCGCGGCGACCTCACGGGGGAAATGTCGTTCGGGTTCTACGCGGAAGCGGACGAATGGAACGACAAGCGCACGCTGCGCACCGTCACGAAGGCACGGCTCGTAGAGCTGTCCGTGGTGGTCGACGCGGCGTACGGAGACAGGACAAGTTCGTCGCTGCGGAGCGTTTCCGAGCGCGACAGGATGGCACGCGCGCTTCGATTGCGCGAACTGAAAGGAAAGCACCATGTCTGATCTGAAGGCGATGATGGAGGAGCGCAAGAAGCTCCTCGGCGACATGCAGCAGCTGAACGACCGCAAGGACTTCAGCAACCTCGACCGCGAGCAGTGGGACCGCATGGACGCGCGGTACGTCGAGCTCGACGGCCTGATCGAGCGCGCCCAGCGCTCCGCGCGCATCGACGCCGAGCTCCGCAAGCCGGCGTACGACCTCCCGGCGGTCCGCGCCGCGAGCGCCGAGAAGGCCGTGGCGGCCGACTTCGCCGCGACGCCCGAGTACCGCAACGCGTTCGCGCGTGCGCTCCGCACCGGCGAGATGTCCGAGGTCCGCGCGCTCAACACCGGCAGCAGCAATGCCCCGATGCCCCAAGACATGCAGCGCCGCATCTGGGAGCTGATGATGAAGGAGACGCCGCTCCGCAGCCTCTCGCGCGTGTTCCAGGTCGCGACCGACCAGCAGATCACCGTCGAGACCGCGATCCCGACCGGCTACATCGTGGACGAGTCGACCACCACGACGGACGGCTACGCGTCGCCGACCTCGACCGTCACCGAGTCGACCGGCACGTTCGGCCGCAAGACCATCGGCGACTTCACCTACGCGGTGCGCTCGAAGGTCACGTACCAGGCGTACAACGACTACATCAACGGCGGCACGTACCTTGCCAACAAGGTCGCGCAGGCGCTTGCCCAGACCGAGGAGCAGTACCTGATGACGGGCGACAATTCGGCCAGCGCGACGGGCAACCCGCGGCAGCCGAGCGGCGTCGTCAGGGAGATCAACGAAGCCGACAACAAGTTCACCTTCACCGGCGGCACGACCGGACAGGGATGGACGGGCCTCACCGCCGACGCCGTGATCGAGACCGCGCATCTGGTCAGCCCGCAGTACCGTCGCGGCTCTTCGCTGCGCTGGATGATGGGCGACACGGCCGCGAAGGAGATCCGCAAGCTCAAGGACGGCAGCAACCGCTACCTCTGGCAGGTCAGCGACAACGTGCCCGAGGGCCTGACGAACGGCATCAACGGCAGCCTGTACGGCATCCCCGTGGTGATCTCGCAGTTCATGCCGACCGGCACGGCCGCCACCAACGTCGCGTTCGTCGTGGGCGACTTCAGCAACGTCGAGATCTACGACCGTGGTCCCATCGAGTTCATGCTCGACCAGTACACCGATCTCGCGAAGCTCAACGTCTTCCTGCAGACGTGGAAGCGCAGCGACCTGACGGTGATGGTTGGCGCTTCGGGCTACCGCCCCTTCGCGCACGCCGAGTTCAAGTGATCCATTCTCCCCATGGGGTTGCGCGGGGAAACCCGCGCGACCCTTTTCCATGTCGGTACCGCTCTCAACCATCAAGTCGGCGCTCAAGGTCGACTACACGGACGATGACACGGAGCTGATAAGGCTTCGCGAGGTCGCGAACGTGTACGTCGAGAAGCGCACCGGGCTCGCGCTCAGCGCGCGAAGCGAGCAGCTGTACCTGTCGACGTGGACAGATTCGCTGATCCCCGTGGCACCGTACACGGGGCTCACGCACGTCAGGTACTACGACACAGGCAACAATCAGGTCACGATGCCGGCCGCCGACTACTGGATCGACCAGTCGGACGGACCGATGCCGATCATCCGGTTCAAGAAGGCACCGCAGATCTTCGACGGCTCGGTGGTCATCGTCACCTATACCGCCGGGTACGCCAACATCCCCGACCCGCTGGTGCACACCATTATCTCGCTCGTCGGCGGTTGGTACAACAACCCCGAGTCGGTGCAGCCGATCGGCCTCAACCCCGTGCCGTTTGGGGTTGACGCCATCCTCGACATGTACGCCGTGCGGAGTCCGATCCGATGATCTCGGGCGGCGTCCTGCAGTTCAAGGCGACGCGCCTAGCGGCATCCCAGTCGCAGGATGCGCTCGGCATGCGCACCGACGCATGGGACGCGGCGGGCACGTTCCGTTGCGACCTACGCAACGACTCGACCACCGAGCAGCAGTACGCCGACGGCGTCGCCGTACGGCGCACGTGCGAGGTCCGCGCGCGCTGGCAGGCGGTGCAAGGCGTCGGGCTTACGGAGGTCGACCGGCTCGACGTGCGCGGGCGCATCCTGCGCGTCCAGTCGATCCGCAACCTCGATGAAGCCGACCGCGTCGCCGTGATCCTCTGCGAGGAGATCGACTAATGGCGACCATCGAGGAAGCCGTCCGGACGATGCTGATCGCCGGCACGACGCTGTCGGCGAACGGCATCGACGTGCCCGACGCGCGCGTCACGCACGGCTATCGCCTGCAGTCGACGGCGCTGCCTGCAGTTACGTACGAAGTGTCCAACCAGGCACCCGCCGATGTTTCGCGCGGCATCATGCAGGGCGAGCTCGCCGTCACGGGGATCGCCGAGACCAGCATCGACGCCGCGACGATCGGCGACGCCATCGAGGACACCCTCGTCGCCGGGGAGTACTCAGGCATCGACATCGATTCCATCGTCATCACAAGCAAGACCCTCGCGCCGCCTACCGTCGGGCTCGGCGACGAGCAGGAACCCGCCACGGTGACGGTCAACGCAACGATCCATTGGAGGCCATGAAATGGCTGTTCACAACACGTCGGATTTTACCTTCACCGTCGACGCGACCGCAGTCGCTGGAATCGTAGATGCGACCGTCACGCTCAATACCGAGACGGTGGACGTAACTGAGCTCGGCAATACGGCGCGCACATACGTTGCCGGTATCACGAACGGAACCGCGTCGGGAAACCTCTACTACGACATCGGCGACGCTGGCGTCGCTGCGTTGCAGGCTGCTGCGTTGTCCGGTGCGGAAATAGCGTGCGTATTCACGCTGTACACCGGCACGACGATCACTGCCAACGCCATCGTCACAAGCTGGACGCCAAGCGTGGCCATCGCCGATGTCGTGCGCGTTGCGTTTGAGCTGCAGTTTACCGGAACGGTTTCCGATGCCTGACATCCGCGCCATCCTCGCGCTTGAGCCTGTGCCGTTCCAGTGGAACGGGCACACCTTTCAGCTGTCGCGGCCGACGTTGCTCGACCTGATCGAGGCCATCGACATCAACACGCAGGATCCAAAGCGCGGCCGGCAGTTCGGGCTCTACCGTCACCTCCACACCGAGGACGGACAGCCCGTGTTCCCCAGCATCGAGGCCGCCGGCGGCTGCCCTGCTGGGCTTGCCGCGAAGGCGGTGCCCATGATCGAGGCGCTGTACAGCGAAGGCGCGGACTAGGCCGGGACGCGCGGCAGCTGCTCGCGCGCGTCCTTCGGAACAGACGGGCGGCACCTTGGGAACGGTCCGTTCTTGAGCTCATCGTCGAGCTTGACGTGCCGGACTGGAAGGGCATTAGAAGGCGACTCGATGAGCTCTCCAAATCTAACCTTCAATCCCAACCCGCGAGATCTGAAGCAGATCCGCGACGCCCTGGACGAGTTTGAGATCAAGGTTCAGGACAAGATCGTGCGGCAGGCGCTGACGGCATTCTCGCGCGAGGAGATTGCCGCCATCCGCTCGCGCAACGACCTGAACCCCAACCATCTCAAGGGCAAGCGCAAGATCTACAGGTCGGGCATCGCGTGGAATAGCGTGGCGTATCTGGCCGCGCCACGCGGCGCTGGCGACGGTCTTGGAGGCCGTGCAAAGCGCAAGGCATACGACGCCGCTGGCGTCGGTTGGCGCTCGCACTTCACCGAGCTCGGGTTCCACAGCTGGGCCAAGGGCATGTCGCACGCTGGCAAGGCGCTCGGGCAATCCGTGCGTGGGCGCGCGTGGAAGCGCGGCCTGCGCCACCGTGGTCGCGGCGTCTATCACCGAGGCACGCGCGCCAGCGAGCTGGTCCACCGCGCGTTTGCGCCGAGACTGCTGCAGCACCTGTGGCGCGCAATCAGCGAAACCAAGGTCAGGAGGGGACGATGAAGCTTCCCACGCTCAATGTCGACGTGAAGGTCAATACGGCCGGCATGAAGAAGCAAGTCGCCGAGGCAAACAAACAGCTGCAGGGGATCGGCGGCAAGGGCCTGGCATTCGCCGGCGGCGCTGCTGGCAAGCTCGGCAGCCTCGGCGCGCTCGGCGGCACCGCCGGCAGCCTCGCCATCGGCGCGGGCGGCATCGCGCTGGCGGCCGCTGCCCCCGTCAAGCTCGCGGGCGCGATCATGGATTCGTTCCGCGCGACCGTGACCGAGGCCAATAAGACCCTTTCTGAGTTCGCCAAGACGGGCAAGACCACGACGATGAGCGCCGTCCAGGCGGCGAGCATCGCGGCGGCTGCCGGTCCGCAGGATCAGTTCAAGCCGACTGGCTTCTTCGGTGGCATCGCGCGAGGCTTCGGCTCGGGTGGCGAGAGCGTCATCTCCAACTGGGCGAGCAACCTTGAGAAGGGCGCGAGCTGGTTGGGCACGTTCATTGGCGCATCGCTCGGCAACCTGGGCGGGCAGCGCGACATTGATGAGATCATGCGCGAGGCCGACCTGTCGGTGGTTGGCAGCGAGCAGGAAGCGCGTACCCTGTACTCGCGCGAGGAGCTGCGGGAGCTCGACAGGCAGATGGCGGCATTCCAGCGCCAGATGCGGGAGACCACGACATGATCCAGTCCGGCGAGTACAAGGCCTACCTCAAGAGCACTTCGGTGTCGCAGGGCGACATCTGGGACGTGCACTCGGCCACCGAGGTCTACCACGTCGAGAAGATCAAGCTCGACGCGGAGAGCGAACCAGAGCCGATCACGCCGTTTACGCCGGTCAACATCCTCTGGGATGACACGACGCAGGGCGCGCCCGTCATCAAGAACATCGGCGAGCAGTACGGCGGCGGCAGCGACTGGCTGAGCGGCGCGCTGGTGCGCGGCATCGACTGGAACATGGGCGGCAACGGCAAGGGGCTCACTGCCACTGTGCGCTACAGCACGCGATACTTTGAGACCAAGTTTGGCAAGGGGCTCGCCCGCGAAGAGGAGGACATCGCAGAAGCTGCGGCGCTTGAGAATGGCGAGCGGTGCCTGCTGCTGCCGTGCATGGTGATCCCGACGTTCCGTACGCGGTCGATGAAGATGTACCGGGACAACCCGAGCATGACGGGCCCCAACGCCACCAACGACATCTCGGCCTCCGACATCGGCGGGCTTCAGAAGCAGCGAGACATCGACGTGCGACAGGTCGCGCTCAAGCTGCGGTTCGTGGTCGACGCGAACAGCCAGGGCATCGACGCGCTGACGGGCGTGCTGCAGGCGTACGTCGGCAAGAAGAACTCCGACTCCTTCCTCGGGTACGGCGCGCAGAACCTCATCTGTGACGGCGCGGCGATCAACCACCTGGAGCATGAGTTCTACGAAGTGGTGATCGACTACCTGTACGACGAGTACTTTCATCACAGCCAGATCGTGCAGCCCGACCAGGACGGCCGCCCGCGCATGATGGGCACCGACTATGCCGACGTGCGCTGGGCGCGCGACGCGCGGACGTCAGTCGCGTTTAACGCCATCTGGCCCGACGGGTTCCTTGGCGAGAGCATGAAGTACCAGGCGTTCATGGGGGTCTGGTACTGATGTACCGCGCGGACTACACGTACCGCAGGCACAAGGACCTCGACAAGGCGGCCCGGCTGTCGCCTGAGATCGAGGGCGTGGAATCGCGCCTCTTCAAGATCACCGACACGACGGTGCTCAATGCTGGTCAGGCGCGGTACGTGTACACGCTGTATCAGGCGCGCGTGCAGAATCTCGCGGGCGGGTATCAGGTCGCGACCACCGCGAACACTTACCCGCACACCGGGCTTTCGGTCAGCGAGCTGTCGAACGCCAGCGCGTTCTACGCGTACGGCGTCACGAAGACGAACCTTCCCGCAGGGTTCACCGCCAAACCCATCCCTATCAACACGTTCGTCTTGGCGGTCCCGCACCGCAACCAAGACGGCACGCTGCTGTGGATGATCCTCAACACGCAGGCCATCGACGGCGTCTGCAACACGCCGCTGACGGGCGACACCGACTACGGCAGCATCCTGCAGCCGCTGCTCGATGACGAGTACGGATTCTTTGACGCCGAAGAGGGCGAGACCGACTACGGCGCAATCAACGTGTACGACTTCGCAACGTTTGCGTTCCCGATGAATGACGTGGATTTCGCGACGTTCGCGAACCCATTTCTCCCTGAAAACGACATGGGGACCTTCACCTAATGGCACTCAAGCTACGACGCGGCGTCAACGCCGACCGCACGGGGATCACGCCCGCACAGGGCGAGCCGATCTACACGACCGACACCAAGAAGCTGTACATCGGCGACGGCACCACCGCCGGCGGCGTGGAGATCGGCGGCGGCGGCACGCTCACCGTCAACACGCAGGATTTCACCGCGAGCGGCACGTGGACCAAGCCGGCGAACGCGCTGTGGGTCGAGGTCACGATGTGCGGTGCGGGACAGGCTGGCAAAGCGGGAACGACCAGCAACTACGGCGATGGTGGCAGCGGCGGGCGCATCGCTTCCAAGACGTTCCTTGCGGCGGACCTTGCAAGCACCGTTTCCGTGACGTGCGGGACATCACAGGCGTGGGGTTCCGCGTCGAACAGCGCGGAAAGCTCATTTGGAACCTTGCTGTATGCAAGCGGACCGGGCGGCGGTGCAGATGACCAGGCAGGCGGCAGCACAATCGAAACGTTGGTGGTTGCGACAGTCGCGGGCGCTTCTTCCGATACGTTTGCCAACGGCGGCTATGGACTCGCGGGTCAGCCGGGCAAAGTTGGATTCTGGTTTGGTCCGGCGGGCGGTGGAAGCGGCGGAGCAGGAGGTGCCGGAGGTGCCGGCGGCAAGGCCAGCAGTGGACGCGCGGACGGCGGCGGAACCACGATCTACGCTGGTGGCGGCGGCGCTGGCGGCGCAAGCGGCACCACTGGCGTGGCAGGCACCGCCGGAGGCTTCGACACCGTCACGGGCTTCGGCAACGGCGGCGGCGGCGGTGGCGAAGGCACCTCAGGCGCAGGCGGCGCAGGCGGCGCGGCGGTCCGTGGCGGCGGCGGTGGCGGCGGTGGCATGGGAACGACCGCAGGCGGTGCCGGCGGCGCTGGCGGCGCAGGGTTTGTCCGAGTTCGCACCCTCTGTTTCGGATGATCGACCATGGCAAACGACACTGACAGCCCACAGCGCGACTTCGTCCTGCAGAAGGGCGCGAACTACACCTTCACGGTGCACGTTGCCGCGAACCTCACCGGGCACAACTTCACGCTGATCGGCAAGCCCTCGCACAGCTCCAGCACCGAGGTGTTCAACCTTTCCTCGCTAAACAGCACGATCACGACGAGCCTAGCGGGCCAGCACACAAACATTGCGTGCACGTTCGATGACTCGGTCACCTCGCTCATGTCCGCGCCGCAGTACGGCGTCTACGCCCTTCAAGGCACTTCCGCTAGCGTCACGACGCGCTATTCGGAAGGTACTTTCTACGTCGTTCCCTGATGGCAAAACAACCAACCGGAGGCCCCGTGGCACGCTTTGGAATCATTGGAAACGTAACCGCACCCGCTAGTACCGGAAGCTTCGCGCAGCTGTCCGCGACTGACAACCGCAGCGGCGGAAACCTCATCATCGCCCCCCAGGCAAACATCGTGCTGCGCTGGCCCACCAATACGGGGCCTGGTGAGGTCACGCTTCTGTCATCGTTCCTTCAGGTCAACCTCGGCGACGCTGATCCGACCCAGGTATACGTTCGCTCGGCCGGTTCCGCGACCACTGTCGGAGCGTGGTACAGCTGAAATGGACATCGCTACGTTCGCAGCCGCCCTGGGCATCATCGCATCCGTGGTGACTACCACGATGGTTGTCGTTGGGAAGCTGACGCGCGTAGAGGTGATGCTCGCCGAGCTGCGGGCGACGATGGCGCACTACGAAAGCCGCATCGCGGCGCTCGAAAGGAAGCATCATGAAAGGCAACCGTAAGACCACCCTCGCCGGCATCGCGGCAATCCTGACGGCGGCCGCCGGCATCCTCAACGGATGGCCGGACGCAGTCGACTGGGCTGCAGCGATCTCCGCGATCATTGCCGGCGTCGGTCTCATCATGGCGAAGGATGCGGAGTCGCGTGCGTGATCTCATCACGGGCATCGTGCGCGGACTGCTCGCGTGGTTCGCGGAGCGGCAAGGGACGGCCGTCGACGGCGGCAGGGGCCGTCATCTCCGCGTTGCTGGCCGTCGCTTGCGCGACTGGCTGCACGCGCACGGTGCTCGTTTCCGAAGGTAGCCCAGTCCGCATCGGGCCATGCGCTCGAGCGCGTGTCTACTCCCTCGAGGGCGCACAGTGGCGGCTCGGCGACAACCGCGTCGAGCTGCCCGAGGGGTGGTATCTGGTCCCGCCGTCGTTCGTGGAGGCTGAGGAGTGAGCGCCCATTGGACTTGCTGTTGCGACGGTGGGGGATCGACGCCGGTTTGCTGCCCGACGGACAGCTACACGTGGGCGTCGACCGTCTGCAGCATGAGGTTCGATGGGGCTGCGCCAAATCAGGTCAACAACGCGATATCGACGGGGAACTACATCCTCGGCACCATCGCGACGGTCAGCGTCAATCCGTCGCTGCTGTCGGCCCGCACCATCGTCAAGGTTGGTCTGACTGGTGCCACGACGCCGCAGTGCGCGTACGGGATGCGAACCCCCAACCCAAACTTCTGTCAGCCGGCAACGTGGGCGGTTGGTACGCCGTTCGTGAACGGCACTGCCTACATGTACCAGGGCACTGACCGCATTCCCGTCAGCGAGTACATCATGTACCACTGGGTTACGCCGTGGAATGAGCTGGGCGTCGCCAAATGGGAGATCGGCATCACGCTCACGCTGAAGTTCATCAATCCTCTGTCGAGCACGTCGATCACGTTCGCCACGGTGTCCCACGGCGCGGTCAGCGGCACGATCATCAACAGCAACTCATGTCCGACCGGGCTCACGTTCAACAACACGCTGTCTTGTGGGCGAACGACGCAGACGCTTCAGCGCGGCCACGCGCGCGTACACATCGACCAGTTCAGCTTCTGCTCGCCGCCCCTAAATGCCCTGCCTGGCTTCCACCCATACAGCAACGTGAACTTCTTCTGTCCGGTCGAGTCGACGTTTGTTGGGACGATCACGTGAGCTGCAGGCACCTGAGCGGGGGCACGTGCGGCAACCCAGATGCCGTCGCCGAGCATCTGACCGACAAGCCGTCCGACGCGATGTGCCGGGCGTGCTGGCGCTACGACGGCCCCGCGCGCGGCCTTGGCGACGTGGTGCACGCGGTCGCCAGGGCGACGGGCGTGGCGGCCGTGGTCCATGCCGTCGCCCCCGACTGCGGGTGCGCCGAGCGAAGGAAATCGCTAAATGATCGGTTTCCCGCTCAAGCCCCTTGACGGGTCTAGCCGATCTTCTTAGCGTGGCTAAGAATGGATAAGAGGTACGCAATCGCCGTTTCTCATGAGGATCACGCGCTCGTCACCGAGCTCGCGC